GCCTGCGGGCGTGAGAAACCTTATCTTCGCCCGAGAGATGGACATTGAACACGGGCTGGACTTCCTGACGATAACGCTGCCGAGCCGTAGAAAGCTGTACTACGCGAACCCGCAGCTCGGTGTGAACTCGTGGGATAAACCATCCATCTTGTATAGCGGCGTGAACCAGACAACCAAGCAGTGGACGCAGCTTGAAACCTACGGTGGCAAGCTGGTGGAGAACTGCATTCAGGCAATCGCCCGCGACTGTCTCGCGCTTGCGATTGAGCATTTGGAGGCCGCCGGGTATCAGGTGGTGTTCCACGTGCATGACGAAGTTGTGATAGATTGTCCTGCCGACCGAGCGGATCTGGACGATGTTGTGCGGCTGATGACGCAGCCCATTCCGTGGGCGCCGGATTTGCCGCTGAACGCAGACGGCTGGGTCGGGGACTTCTTTAGAAAGGATTAACGATATGACGAGAAAAGAACGAGAGGAAAACCCCGGCGAATCTTTTGACGGTGGTTATCATCTTTATGCGAAAGAGCAGCATGATGCGCGTGTCGCAAAGAACCCCGACCGGATTCAGTACGCCATAGAGCAGTTTCAGCGGAACAACATCGAGTTTACCTTGAAAAACGCTCAGACCGGCCATTTCCACTGCCGCCGGCAGTCGGATGACAAGCTGTTTCAGTTCTGGGCGGGAACCGGCAAAATCATGGGCTACGACAATGTTCGCGGTATCCATGCGCTGATTAAGCTGCTCAAAAGGTAGGTGAGATTATGGCGCACGATAAGAAACCACATCTCTATAAGAACTCGGAGGGCTACAACGACCCAACTGTGGGCGAGGCGATGAGCAACATCGAGGCCGAGGAGCGCCGGGTGCTTGAGCGGATAAGCGCGCTCATCCCGATTATGAAGAAGACCGCTGAACTCGTCGGTTTTGAGGTGGTCGGGCGCATAATCCTCATGGATAAGGAAACCGGCAAGAAGTACAAGTAAAGGAGGGCTGGGCTTAATGCAATACGACAGAGAGATAACGATAACTGTCGGCAACAACCGAAAAAGCGTAAACTGGCAGCCCCAGTCCATCATGCTGTCAGAGTTCTACGAGAAGCTCAGGATTCCGAACCGCTCTACCGAGACCATGCAGGAATACCTGAACCTGAAAAAGTCGGAGCAGGACGATAAAAAGGACATCGGCGGGTTCGTCGCTGGTACGCTGTCCGGTCCGCGCCGCAGGGCGGGGGCCGTGACGGGCCGCGACATCATCACGCTGGATTTCGACACGATACCGCCGGGAGGCACAGATGAAATCCTGAAACGGGTGGACGGGCTTGGGTGCGGATACTGCATCTATTCCACGCGCAAGCACTCGCCCGCAAGCCCCCGTCTCAGAATATTAGTCCCTTTTGACCGGACGGTCACTGCGGACGAATATGAGCCGTCTGCACGGTTCGTGGCGTCCCTTATCGGCATAGAGTTCGCAGACCCGACCACGTTCGAGGCCACACGCCTGATGTACTGGCCGAGCTGCTGCTACGACAGCGATTATGTGTTCACCTTTAGCGACAAGCCGCTGCTTGACGCTGATGGGCTGCTGCGCATGATTGACGAGCGGCTTGGGGACTGGCGGGACGTGTCGAAATGGCCGCAGGTTCCGGGCGCGGATAACGCCTATAAGAAGCTGGCGATGAAGCAGAGCGATCCTCTGAGCAAGGCAGGCGTGGTGGGCGCATTCTGCCGCACATACGACATATACGGCGCGATGGACACCTACCTCGACGGTATTTACGAGCCGGTGGACAATTCACGCGGGCGTTTTACCTACCTCGGAGGAACGACAACGGGTGGCGCTGTGGTGTACGACAACGGGATGTTCCTCTACTCCCACCATTCCACTGACCCCTGCTGCGGCAGGCTTGTGAATGCGTTCGATTTGGTGCGTATGCACAAGTTCGGGGAGATGGACGACGGGGCTGACCCGAATACGCCCACGAACCGGCTGCCGTCGTATGCGGCGATGTGCAACCTCGCCATCGAGGACCCAAAGGTCTCGCGGCAGCTGGCAAAGGAACGGGCCGATTCTGCGGTCAGCGATTTTCAGGGGCTGAGCGAGGCGCCGGCTGCCGAAGCTGAGAACTTCGACTGGACGATGGACTTGGAGCTGAACAAGCAGACTGGTACGATAAAGGCCACCATCGACAATATCTGGCTGATTCTTGAGAACGACCCGCTGCTCAAAGGCAAGTTCGCCTTAAATGAGTTCGCGGGGCGCGGAGAGATCCTCGGCGACCTGCCGTGGAGCGCCTTTGAGAAGCGGCGCGGCTGGACTGACAATGACAATCAGGGGCTGTACTGGTACTTCGAGAAAGTCTACAAAATCACGGGCAACGGGAAAATCGACGGCGCGCTGTCCCTGCACAGCGAGAAGCACAAGTTCAACGATGTGCGCAACTACCTTTCGTCCCTGTCGTGGGACGGCATTTCTCGCCTCGATTCCCTGCTGATTGACTACCTCGGCGCGGAGGATAAGCCCTATGTGCGGGCGGTCACGAGAAAGGCATTCACGGCGGCTGTGGCGCGGGCTATGGAGCCGGGGTGCAAATATGACACCATGCTTATCCTCACAGGGCCGCAGGGCATCGGAAAGTCCACGCTGCTGGACAGGATGAGCAAAGGCTGGTTCAACGACGGTATCAGGACATTCGAGGGCAAGGAGGCAAGCGAGCTGCTGCAAGGCGTGTGGCTGGTGGAAATCGGCGAGCTGGACGCTTTCAGACGGACAGATGAAGCCCGCATCAAGCAGTTCCTCAGCTTGCGTTCGGACCGATTCAGGGCGGCCTACGGGCGGCACGTAAAGGATATACCGCGATGCTGTGTGTTCTTCGGCACGACGAATACCCCCGTGTTCCTGCGGGATAAGACCGGCAACCGCCGGTTCTGGCCTGTGGATGTGGGGGTGGTCCCACGCACGAAAACGGTATGGCGGGACCTCGATGACGAGCTGGACCAGATATGGGCCGAGGCGGTTATGCGCTGGCGGCTGGGTGAAACGCTGTACCTGACAGGCGAGTTGGAGGAGCTGGCGAGAGCCGAGCAGGAAGATCACAGAGAAGTCAGCAGCAAGGAGGGCATCGTCCTTGACTTCGTTGAGAAGCTGGTCCCGGAGGACTGGCAGAAGTGGTCGCTGGACAAGCGGCGGCTGTTCCTCAACGGCACAGTTGAGGGGTCTGCAAACCTTGTAAAGCGGGACCGCGTGTGCGCGCTGGAAGTCTGGTGCGAGGCGTTCGGCGGTCAGCCAAAGGATTTCAAGTATGCCGAGGCGACTGAGATAAATGACATCCTGCGGTCTATGCCGGGGTGGGAAAAGTCCTCGAACGGGCTGCGATTTGGCTACTGCGGATACCAGCGTGGGTTCCTCCGTCGCTGAAACATTGGGGATGAAACATCTGGGGCCGATTTCACCATAAGTCTAACATCAGGAAAAATTAGAGAAGTTTAGGCGGGAAATTCAACCCAATGTTTCACCCCTTGAATGTTTCAATGTTTCGGCCAATGTTTCACCAATGTTTCGGCTGAAACCCGCACCGTTACTGGCTTTTTGAGCTTTTGAAACATTGAAACATTCATTCTTAATAGAGAGAGAAAATAGGGATATTAGAAAGGATTTAGAATTATAGTCGCACGACTTACGCGCCTAAAGCGCCTAACGCGCCTATACGCGCGTAAAGTATAGAAACATCAATGTTTCAGGAGGAAAACATGAATGAAAGTCGAATTGAGCGCCGTCTTGTTGATGGCGTGAAGAAGTTGGGAGGTATGTGCCTAAAGTTCGTAAGCCCCGGCACACCGGGCGTTCCTGACAGGCTCATCATCACTCCAACTGGACGAATCATTTTCGCAGAGCTGAAAACCGAAACCGGTCGTTTGGCAAAGATCCAGCGGTATACGATTGGAGAGATGCAAAAGCGCGGCGCCGACGTGCGCGTGGTAAAGGGCATCGACGAGGTTATGCAGCTGCTTGCAGAAATTGAGGGAGGTGGGGGCCAATGAAGTTTGTCCCTTATCCGTATCAGCAGTATTGCATTGACAGCATTATTTACAACAGGGCCGTCGGCTTATTCCTTGACATGGGCTTGGGCAAGACGGTTATCACCCTGACTGCCATTCACGACCTGCGGTATAACAGATGGGAGGTTTCAAAGCCCCTCATCATCGCACCGAAAAAGGTTGCGGAGGCCACGTGGACTACGGAGGCGAAGAAGTGGGAGCACCTGAAAATGATGAGGGTCGTTCCTGTTCTCGGTACAGCGCAGCAGCGTATCCGGGCGTTGGCCAGGCCGGCCGACGGGTATGTGATCAACCGTGAGAACGTGGAGGGGCTGGGGGATTATTATCGCAACGATTGGCCGTTTGACATGGTGGTGCTGGATGAAAGTTCCAGTTTCAAGAACTCCCAGAGCAAGCGGTTCAAATCCTTGAAGCTGGTGCGCAGCAGGATAAAGCGCATCGTGGAGCTGACGGGTACTCCGTCCAGCAACGGACTTGAGGATTTGTGGGCGCAGATTTATCTCTTGGACGGCGGCGCACGGTTGGGAAAGACCCTCGGCGCTTATCGGGATAAATACTTCGTCCCCGGCAGGAGAAACCGAACGACGATTTTCAATTACTCGCCAAAGGACGGCAGCTTCGAGATGATTAAGCAGGCCATCAGCGACATCTGCATCAGTATGAAAGCAGCGGACTACCTGACCTTGCCTGATATGCTGGTGAACAACGTGCCAGTAGCCCTTGACGCTGCGGCGGCAAAAGCCTATTCCCAGCTTGAGACGGAGCTGCTTTTGCAGGTGGACGAAGACATGATAACCGCCGGCAGTGCGGGAGTTCTGACGGGAAAGCTCTTACAGCTTTGTAACGGGGCGATTTACAGTGAGAACAAAACGGCGGTCAAAGTCCACGACTGCAAAATCGACGCTTTCTTGGAGTTGATTGAGCAGCTGCACGGGCAACACGCCCTTGTGTTCTACAACTTCCAGCACGACCGGGACAGGCTGGTTGAGGCTTTGGCAAAATACGACCTGCGCGTCAGGGTTTATTCCCAAGCGAAAGACGAGCAGGATTGGAACAACGGAGAAATCGACATCTTGCTTGCGCACCCCGCGAGCTGCGGCTACGGCCTGAATTTACAGCGCGGCGGCCATCACGCCATCTGGTTCGGGCTGACATGGAGCTTGGAGCAGTACGAGCAGGCGAACAAGCGCCTGCATCGTCAGGGGCAAGAGCATCCGGTCATCATCCACCACCTGATTGTGCAGGGCGGCATGGATGAGCAGGTAGTCGAGGCTCTCGAAAACAAGGGCGATATGCAAAACGCCCTGATGGACGCCTTGCGAGTGCGTATCAGTAAACTTCGCAGTTAAAAAAGGAGGTGCGTGGCGATGAACAAAGAGGAAATCGCTGAGGTGGCGCGGGTTGCGGCACAGGAAGTTCTTGCCAGAAAGGACGCTATCATTGACGAGGAGTTTGACGCCCGGTATCACGACGTTAATCTTCTGATGAAGAACTACCGGAAGCTGCGGGCGCACTATGCCCACGTTTCCCCGGAGACATTGGAGGTAAGCTGCATCTGCTCCATGCGCCGGAAGACAGGGCTGATGATGAGCCACGTTGACAAGATGCTGGCGGCGTATGAGGCTCTGTGCAAGGAGGCGGTGAATCCCGATGAGGCCCGCCGATGGGAGGCACTCAACCTGCGGTACATCGACGAGGACAGGCTTAGCGTGGATGAGATTGCCGAGCGGCTGAACATCGACAAGCGGACGTTCTACCGGGACATCAACCGTGCGATGGAGGATATGGCTGTCCTGCTGTTTGGCATCGAGGCCATAGGCTCGTGGAAACATAAAAGATAGTGAATCAGGGAGCTGACGAGGCTCCCTGATTTTTTATTCTCCGTTGCTTTTCGAGAAAATTTTTCTGAAAAAATTTTAGAAAAAGCATTGACGAAAACGACTTAAAGTGCTATAATAAGAATGTAAAGAAAAAAGGAAAGCCCGTAAGGAGGTTGAACAGAATGAATGACTGCATCAAAGCTGAAATGGAATACCGCGAATGGCGCGAATGCCCGCTTTGGTACTGCGTGAAGACGCTGCTCAGAGCGGACGGCAAGATGGAAAGCGAGATTGTTTCCGATGAGAAAACCAAAATCCCCATCGCCATTCAGAGCCTTGAGAAACCGCAGGACGGCGTGTTTGAGGACGCGAGCGGCACGACATATTACACCTACCATCAGGGATATGAGGCGGCAGCGAAGCAGGTAGCCGCCGCGAGCATATAGGCAAATGCGGCAGACCTTTTCAGTCATTTGCAACTCCTACTCCACCACCGCCTCCCGGCGGCTTTTTCTTTGCCTGAAATCGTATTGGCACAGGAATAACTTATCTCCGAGGGATGTTTCGCGGTAATATACTCCGCTTTCGTACCACTCGCGCAGTATTCTTTCGCCCTCCCTCATTTCAGGCATACTGGACTTCGCCTGCTGTGCAAGCTCCATCGCAACCGCGAGCAGAACAGAGGTGGCGGCGGTCATTCTTTTTGCTCAGCGTCGTCGGCTAAAAGCTCCTCAATGGTGCAGCCGTACAGCTTTGCAAGAATGGGCAGCTTGTCCGCTCGCGGCTTAGCAAGACCGCGTTCCCACTTGCTTACAGCGGATTCCTGCACACCGACGATCTTTGCGACCTCTCGCTGTGTGGGAATCGCCCCGCGAAGTCTACGCTCTCTCATAACATTCATTGTTCCACCTCCTTTAGTGTCCTGCGGGTCGCTTTCTTTACTTACAGTCTTATTATAGCACTTCATTTCCTTAATGTCAACTCCCATTCTCGATTTTTTCCCGAAAAAATCCTGCATTGACAACTTGAATTAAAAGACATATAATAGACTTACAGTAAAGGAGGTAGACCTATGGACGGGTTCGGAGAACGACTTAGACGGTTGAGAAAAGACTGCGACATCACGCAGAGCCAGCTGGCAGAGGTCATTGGTGTTGTGCCGTCCGCAATCGGGAAGTACGAGCGTATACCGCAGGCGTTCCCGAGCGTGGAGGCGTTAATAAAGATAGCCGACTACTTCAATGTGAGCATCGACTATCTATTGAGAGGGACGCAGACCGTACCTGCCGTTGAGAACAACATCAGCGGCCAGCTGACAAACAGCCCTTTTATCCAAGCCAACCACGGCGGCATGGTGATTAACGGGGAGCACTCCATCTCGCCGGAGGCGATGGAGCTGCTGCACATCTATGAACAGCTGAGCGGCAGGGACCGCTTGAAGCTGCTTAACTTAGCTATCGAGTTAGAGGAGGGTACAAAAGAATGAAAGTATCGTTGGACATCAAAAAGAAGTGCGCATTCTTCTGGCTGCGGGCAATCCGCTCCGCACGTATCGACAAATGCTGTGCGAAATGCTTCATCGGCGACGCCTTTCACGAGATATTCGAGGGGACGCGCTACAAGGACAAGGCTCATGTGGAGCTGGATATTGAACCGGACGCAAGGGTAAAAGCCTACTATCTCTGTGGGCTGAGCAACGGCTTTAAGTATGACGAGAATACGCACGTGGCTTTCGTTCCGTGCGAGGGGCAAAATATTGAGATTGAAAATGACCGGATTCGGCTGGTGATTACGGATGCTCGCCAGATTGACTTCCAAAGCTACCAGCCCCACCCGGAGGGCGAATTTACCGAGGAACAGCGCACCTGCCGTAACTGGATCTTCGCCAACTACCTGTTAGACGGGATGCCGCTGTGAGACGGGCAGCCCTCTATATCCGCGTTTCTACGCTGGAACAGGCACAAGAGGGCTACTCCGTAGGCGAGCAACGGGAGCGTCTGATTGCGTACTGCAAGGCGCAGGATTGGCTCATAGCAGACATATATGTGGATGGGGGTTACACAGGCAGCAATCTGAACCGCCCCGGCATCCAAAAGCTGATGAGCGAGACAGAGAAGTTTGATGTGGTGCTGGTCTACAAGCTGGACCGGCTCTCCCGCTCGCAGCGGGACACGCTGTATCTCATCGAGGAGATATTCAGACCAAACAAGGTGGATTTCGTCTCCATGCAGGAGAGCTTCGATACCTCGTCCCCGTTCGGCAAAGCCATGATAGGTCTGCTTGCAGTATTCGCCCAGCTGGAACGTGAGCAGATAAAAGAGCGCACGTGGATGGGGCGAGTAGCCCGCGCCAAGACCGGACTTCATCACGGAGGCGGGAATATCCCTATCGGGTACGACTACGAGGACGGCAAGCTCATCGTAAATCCATACGAGGCTGAGCAGGTTCGGAAGATATATGAGTGGTATCTTTCCGGCGCATCACTGAAAGCCATAACGGATAAATTGCAGGACGCAGGGTACACAAATAAGTACAGCAGCTACAATTCGTGGTCAAGCGTGAGAAACATCTTGGAGAATGAAACCTATATCGGGCGCCTGCACTTCGGAGGTGTCGTTGTGGATCACGCGCATGAGGCGATAATAACGGAGGAACAATTCAATGCCGCACAAATATTGCGTGGAAAGCGCAGAGAGCAGTTCGGGAGCCACGCTTTCCAATCCAAGCACGTGCTGACCGGACTTCTGTTCTGCGGACACTGCGGGGGCCGGTACTACCTGCGCAACACAGGAAAATATTCTTATTATGCCTGCTACTCCCGAACAAAGCAGATGAAGAACATGATAAAGGACCCTAACTGCCAGAACAAGATATGGCGGGCGCAGGACTTGGAGCCTATCATTGAGGAAAAGATACTTGCGCTGCTGCGCAATCCGCAAATCGCAGAGGAGCTTGCCGCTGGCAAGCCGAAAGCCGCAGCCCCGGTAAGTAAGAACACCGATATTGAGCGCCGCATTCGTGAGATAGACCGGCAGATCGGAAAGCTGATGGAACTGTACCAGCAGGACGATATACCGCCCGAGCTGCTCGGTGAAAAGATAAACAGGCTGTACGGTGAGAAAACCGCATTGGAGAACTCCATAGCCCCGGTCAAGGAGACCGATGCCATGCCGCTCGATTTAGTAGCCGAGCTTATAACCAACGCTGCGGAAATATGGGACTTCGCTGATGAGAACCAGAAACGGCGCATCCTGCAAAGCCTCATATCCCGCATTGTCCTGACCGACGACCAAGTTGATATTGAGTGGGCGTTTTAGCACAAAAGAAAAAGCCCTCCTGCACAGGAACAATCCTGCACGGGAGGGCTTTTGGCTTACTTGGTTTCGGCGTTCAGCTGAGATACTGCGATAGTGGCGGCGGTGGCAGCCGCAGTGCTGGCAGCCACTTCGGTGGCGCCGCTGGTAGCGGACGGGAGCGCAATCTTCTGACGGCGCACCTCGGCTTCAATTTTAGTTGTTAGGTACTCGGTTAGGTCGCCGTACAGCGCCTCGATAAACGCCTGAGCAGCGGGGCTGATGGACGCCAGACAAGCGGTGAGCGCCTTTTGCGCCGCCTCTTTCTGGGCCTCCAAGTCAAACTTACCGGCCTGCTTCAAAGCGTCAACGTAAGTCTGGCTGGTGGCTGCTACGGCAGCGGAAACCGCATCGGCGATTTCCGTGATGTAGCCCTGTGCCTTGACATCATCCGTCTCGGCGGCCACATTTGCGGCAACCCGCTTGATGTAAGTGATGGCGAATGCGGTCAGCACAGGAACCGCAGCCGTGATTACGGCAATCAACAGGTCAGACAAAAGTTCGTTCATAGTGATAACCTCCTAATTACAGCTTTTCGCAGTGGTCGAGGGAGATCCAGCCTGCGCCGGATTTCAGCTTGCCCCACTTCGAGGCCCCTGCACCGGTGGCCTCCTGCACAATGGTGTAGACGCCCGGCTTGATTACGCCTTTCTTGGCGTTGTTCGTTCCGGGGCCGCTGCGGATATTCAGGTCGGTGATTTTCACGCGAACTGTATAGTTGACCGCAGCAGAACCGCCGGCCACCGAGACAGCGCTTGCGTCCACCCATCCGTAGACGTTGCTTGTGCCGTCGGTGTGGATGATGTGATACGGGTGCTTGGCATTGGCAGACACGGCGGTAATTTTGGCTGGTCCTGCCTTTGCAGTGGAGCCACTGGCGGCGTTCGCACTGGTGTAGTGCTTACCGCCCGCAAAATTCACAACCGTGCCTACGCCCAGCCCGGCGGCAGGGGCGCTCGGTGTCGAGGGCTGCGCGGTGGAGCCGCCAAGCTGCGCTGTTACCTTGCTGGCGAGATCGCCCATACGGGCGAACATCCAGTTTCCGGGGCAGCTCTTGTTGGCGAACCACCTGTGGACAGTTAAGACCATCTCGTCCGACTTCGGAGAGTAGTTGAGCGTCTTGTTCTTATCGCCCAGCCAGAGCAACTTCTTCTTGCCGTTTCTGCGGCAGATGTCCACGCACAGAGTAATGAGCTTCTGATACACCACGTCCTTAAAAGCATAAGGTTCGGTGGTATCAGATGCGCACTCGATGGTTACGGCCCGCTGGTCGTTTTCGTTGGAAGAAGTACACCAAGAACGATTGCCCTCATCCACACACAGGAGCACCCGCCCGTCAGGGCCGATGCCGTAATTGCAGGACGCCTGACGGGACGTAGGTGCGAAGATATTGCCCAGCGTTTCGACGGAGCACTGGCCCACCACACAATGCGGAGTGATGCGGTCAATGGCGTGGGTGCGCTTGCCCGAATGGTTTGGGCTGAGTTTTGTGTAGTTTACAAGTGAGCTGTTTCCCATAAGATTTCCTCCATTTCCGGGCTTTGCTGCTGCGGCATACCTGTCAAAGTAGGTCTGCCCATAGCTGGCTCTTTTCACCTTTACCGCCTCGCTCTGGTCTGCGGGGCGCTCGAAGTTGAGAAGAACGCTGTCACTGGCAGCCCGCACAGTGGTGGCGGTTTTCAGCGTGGACAGAACCTGCTTGTAGCTGCCTGACAGCTCCTGAAAAAGAAAATCGAGCTGCATTTCCAAGTCTCCAATGGACTTTCCTGCGGCTCGTGCGAAGTCAAGCATATTCTGTTTTCTGCTCCAAAACGTCCACTGCGCGAGGCCATATCCTGCGCTGTCACGGACGAAGTTCTGATACGAACCGCTGTCCACAGCGGCGGTATAACTGTCATCCGTAAAGCCCAGCTTCTTCTCGTAGGTGTTTTGCAGGTTCTTCGGGGAAAGCCCGCTCTCTGCGAACAGGTTTCCCATCAGCCCTGCGGCGCCGGCTTTGCTCAGCCCTTTCCCGATGAGGTAGTTCCAGATCCTCTCCTCATTCGTGCTCATGCTTTACTCCTTTCAACCGGTCCCGGAGTTTGTGTGTTCGACAGAGGGCCTGTCCTTGTCCGGCCACCGGTTATTTTTACTCAGGTTTTCGACAGCGGATTTTATGCAGTAGGCAAGCACCACACCGATAATCTCCGTAACTGCCACTTGGGACAGGCTCTCGGCAATCTGCATCTTGTCGAGGTAGGCAAGGATATAGCTGCACCACACCCATGCAAACCCGTTTATCAGGCAGACCCAGATTACCTTTTTGGTAGTCTCCGCTTTCTGCTTCTTCGTCTTGCGGCTCTTTCCGCTGCTCAAGCGAATCAGCAAGAGAGAGCCTAAGACACCGAGGAAAACGGACGCTACCGCAGTAAGAACAATTACCACGGCATTCCTCCTCCTTTTACTTCACAGGCAGCTCCATGACTTCCTCCATGAGTTTGTCCAGATTCCCATTCCCGCCAAGCGCGTTATGATAAACGCCGTGCATATCAATCAGGTCTTGGCGGTCGTCGAAGTCGATTTCGCCATCCCGAATGAATCGTCTGCCCAGATATTTAATGCGGTCATGCAGAATCACACGTTCGCCGACCCGCAGCGATGCAAGGTCATCTTGGAGCCGCTTGGTTGTGTCCTTTTCCTGCTGCTCATCGGCAGCCTGCTTATCGGCGTCCCTGTCCTCTTTGGCGGCCTTGCGGTTAAGATGCCACATGATAACCCCGTCAAGCGTCTTCATCGCGGCAGCCGCAACGCCGCCACTTAACAGGCAGAGCACAATTTCGTTCATGTCAATCCCTCCTCTGCGATTACAGCCCGTCAATTACCTCGACGGCGTAGTCCAGACAGCTTTTCGCTGTCTGGTTTTTCTCCCGCCAGTATTCTGCCGCCCCTCCCGAAAGGCTGTCGGCCACGGCCTTGATAATGAGGCACGGGACCCGATTTCGGTCGCAGGTGAGCAGAATGGCTGCGGATTCCATGTCGCAGATGTCGGCTCCGAACTCATTGTGCAGCCATAGCTTCTCTGCGGCGTCTCCCACAAACTTGTCGCCGGATGCGCAAACCACCCGATGGAGTTCGGGGGAGGCCAAATCCGTGAAAGCAGTGCTTACCGGCAGCAGCCGGTCCGGGTATTCCAAATAGCGGCCAGCCGGCACATTATCAACAGCAAACAGGTCATATTGGTAATGCGCCACCTTTACCACGACACATATCTCGCCGGGATGCAAGGCGTCGGTACAGCCGCCCACAACGCCATAGTTGAGGACCGCCGCCACCTTGTACTTGTCGATGAGGTACTGCGTTGCTGCCGCCGCATAAATTTCGCCAGCTCCACACCGAACGGCGTAGAGCTGGCAATTCTTCGTCTGGTAGAGGGTTACACCCATCTTATCTTTCATGGGTCGGCCCTCTCCGAACCGTTGCCGCAGAGCGTCATCCTCTACGGCAACGACTAATCCAACTTTTCTCACGGCTGCTCACTCGGCGCGGCGGTCTTTGCCGCATACTCCTCTCCGGTGATCTCCTTGTACTTTTCGGCGGTAATCTCGCCGTCCTCCACGCGGGACGCCAGCTCGGTCTTTACCCCGCTGCGGCGGTAATCGGGAACGGAATCCCAAACCTGTGTACCGGCAATCAGTCTGTTAGCCCAAATTTTGTTCATTGATAGTACCTCCCTCACTAATTGTGCTGATGATAGCGTCAATTTCGCATACAGCGTCCTCAACGGCGC